CTCGACCTGCTCGACACTATGAGAGGCCTGGACGAGAACGGAAACAACGTCGAGAAGGCACAGGTCTCCGGAACGATCCACACCGCTTCCCTCACCGGAGCGCAGGTGGCGTCCTACAACGAGAGATACCCTTACATCGCAATCCTCGCCGACTCCGTCCTGTCCTATCGGACATACGCAGACTGGGACGAGACCGTCCTCAAGGTGGTCGAATGCCACGACGGCGTGCCGCAGGAAGCTGCACCGACCGGCCTCACAAGGGCCAACAGCGCAGACGGCCACTACAGCTACACCTTCGCCGGCTGGGCACTGGAGCCTGACGCGCAGGCTGCGGATCCTTCGGCCCTCGACAATGTCATCGCCGACCGCACGATCTACGCAGCATACACCTGGAACGTCCGGACCTACACAGTGGCTTGGAACAACTCCAACGGAACGCGCCTCGAGACCGACGAGAACGTGCCGTGGGGCACGACACCAAGCTACAACGGCGCGACACCGCAGAATCCTTCCGGATCCAGTCCGTTTACAAAGTGGGTGCCGGACATCGCGAAAGTCACGGGAAATGCTACATACACGGCATCCTACACACCGGTGTGGAAGGTCTACTTCTACCTCGACAACTCCACACTCGACGCTACTGTGGATGTTCTCGATGGCGGAACGGCGGTCTACCCGAAGGGCACGCCTGCGCACCCGACGGACCCGGACAGCTACGAATTCACCGGCTGGTCGCCGACCCCTACAAACGTGCGCGGGAACCTCTCCGTATACGCGCAGTGGAAGAGGACCGCAGCAAAATGGGAAGACCCTGGCTTCGATGTCACCGGAGCATATGCAGTGCAGTGGCATTACGGCCTCGAAATGCCGCAGCTGTCCAGAGGCGGAGCTGCAGCGGCGTTCTCAAGCCCTTCGCCGGCAGAGGGAACCAGCGGCAGCGGGTCCTCTCCGTTTGACAACATCGCACCGTGGAGCGGGATGGAGATCTACGTCGACGTCAATGGGACGCCGCAGAAATATGCTGCGGGCATGAGCCTGACAACAAATGACGTCTTGGTCAAAATACCGGAGTTCTATTACAAAGCAAAAAAAGACACGGCAAAACAGATGTGGACCTGGGCGATTTCTCCTACAGCGAAAACCGGGTATGAGAAACACCCCGGCTCTGGGCGCTACGTGGGACGCTACCACACGGGCGGATCTTCATCTGGAGTATATTCGAGGTCGGGCGTCTCTCCGCTGGTGAATACATCGCAGACAAACTTCCGGACATATTCTGCGAACAAGGGAACGGGATGGCACATGATGGACATGGCGACATGGTCCGCGATCCAGCTCCTCTACCTCGTAGAATTTGCCGACTTTGACTCCCAGACAGTACTCGGTAAGGGCTGGAATACAGGTTCGATCGGCACCATGGGAGGAACAGACTCCGCAGCATACCACACTGTCAAAGCAACCGGCGCCCACAACCAGTACCGTTGGATTGAAGATCCTTTCTCAAATTGCTACGACTGGATCGACGGATTCGTCGGAAGCAACAGCACCGACACATACGCGGCGGCGAAAGATTCCTACGCGGGAGGGCACGAAGACCTTACAGCGCTCGGATTTAAACTGCCGTCTTCTGGAGCGATTCATGGGTTTGGCTACAGTGATGCGGCGCCGTGGGCGTTTATTCCGGATACCGCAAGCGGATCGGACTACACGACTTACGTGTGCGACCGCGTCTTCTCGCTCAGCTCGCTCTACCCGGCCTGTGTCGGCGGCAGCTATGGCGACTACGCGAGCTACGGGTTCTTCTACCTGTATGCGTACTACTCCGCGTCGGGCGCCGACGGCAACCTCGGCTCCCGCCTCCTTAAAACCTAATAGGGGGACCGGGGGAGTATTCCCCCGGCTTACAGGAGACGATGAGAAGAATTTAAAGCACAAAAGTAAAACAAACGTAACTGTAAATCGGGGATCATCCGTGCCCTGTGGCTGAGGTCTGCCCGGTACCGCGTCAACTCGAACAGCTCGCTCTACCCGGCCTATGTCGGCGGCAACTATAACGACAACGCGAACTACGGGTTCTTCTACATGAATGCGAACAACTCCGCGTCGAACACCAACGGCAACCTCGGCTCCCGCAACCTTTTCAAAGACGGAATATCAACCAATTGCACGGATGGTCCCCTGGCTCTCGCCAGAAATATCGCCGATTTAGGCAGGGCTTAGTAGGGCTCTCGAAAGGCCCTGAGGCGAAAAGGAGGACCAATGCCGAAAAGAGTCGGCTACCTCTACGAGCGGATGCTCGACAAAGAAGTGATCCGAAGCTGCATCATCACCGGCAGCAGAGGAAAGAGAAAAAGACAGGACGTGAAAGAAGTCCTGAGTGATGTGGACGGATACACGGAGAAGGTCTACAAGCTCCTCGCGACGGAAACCTATGTGCCGACAGTCCCGAGAAAGATCCGGATCTTTGACAACTCGTGCCGGAAGGAAAGGGACATCAAGGTAGTCCCATACTATCCGGACGGCATCATCCAGCAGCTTGCCGTCTACGCCATGAAAGACGTCCTCATGCGCGGCATGTACAGGTGGAGCTGCGCCAGCATTCCTGGAAGAGGGAACAGCTGTGCAGCGAATTACGTGAAAAAGCACCTGAAGGAAGACCCGAAGGGAACCAAGTACTGCGGTAAATTCGACATCCATCACTACTATCCGACGATCTCGAAGCAGAAGATGATGGATGACCTCCGGAGGAAGATTAAAGACGAAAAGCTCCTGAACCTGGTTGAAATGATCATCAGATCCGACCCGGATCCGGGAATTTCCATCGGATTCTATCTCAACCAATGGCTGGCGAACTTCTTTCTTGAACCGCTCGACCACTTTATCTGCACGCTCAAAGGCGTCAAATACTACGTCCGGAACATGGACGACATTGTGATCCTGGGCGGGAACAAGAAGAAACTCCACCGGGCGAGGGAGCACATCTCAAGATACCTCGAGACCATGCTCGGCCTGAAGCTGAAGGACAACTGGCAGATCTTCAAGACGGACTCGCGAGGTATAGACTTCGTCGGATTTCGCTTCTTTCACGGGCGGACAATCCTTAGACGGAGAAACTTCCAGAAGCTGCGCAGGAACGCCAGAACGGCACAGAGGTTCCTCAAAACGCACAGGAAGATCCCGCCACACATCGCGGCAGGGCTCCTCTCACGAGCCGGCCAGCTCCGACACTGCAACGGACAGAACGTTTTCGACAAATACATAAAGCCCATCGGCATCAACCGATTAAAAGCTATCGTCCGGAAAGAAACACTCCGGAGAATGGAGGCAGATCATGACACAGGTGAATTTGGGAACGGGAAAGACATTCGAAGCTGCGGAATTTGCGCATGAGCACATCGTGGTCGCATGCGCGGATCTGGAAGGGTTCCGCGCCATCGAAGACATGATGAACGAGGAAGGAGCCCTGGACACGGTGGAGGCCACAGCGAACGGACAGACCATCGCGACCATCACCGGCATGCAGATCGCCGGCGCCCAGACCGTGGCCAACATGGACGGGTCCGTCACCGGCCACATCTACACGCGGGGCGGCACATATGAGCTCGGCGGCGAATATGCACAGGCGGGCAGGATCCTGCTCGGGGAGGAGTGATTATGAATAACATCATCGAGAGAGCCAGAGTCCTGAGAGGCACCATCGAGGAGATGGCCCAGAACCTGGAAGACGAGAAAGCCCTGGAGAACGCGGAGCTCTTCCCTTCATGGAATCCTGACGGCTGCGAGTACAAGCCCGGCGACCGGGTGAGAGTTGACGGGACACTCTACAAGGTGCTCCAGGCACACACATCACAGCCGACATGGAATCCGGGAGCAGCCGCAGCGCTCTTCGCGGAAGTCCTTCCCGGTCAGGACGGCACCGAAATCGGCGAGTGGGTGCAGCCTGACTCCACAAACCCATACATGGAGGGAGACAGAGTTATCTTCGGCGGCGCGACCTATGAGTCGCTGATCGACAACAACGTCTGGAGCCCGGCGGACTACCCTGCGGGGTGGGAGAAAGTAGACTAAGCAAAAAGGAGATTACATGGATATCGTTTACAGCATACACTTCGCGAACAACTACTGGATCATCGCTCTTCCAGCCATCTTCGCCCTGTCGGATGTCATCACCGGCTTCATTCAGGCACAGATCAACAACTGCAAGAACAGCTCCGTGATGAGAAAAGGCCTCTACAGGAAGGTCGGAGAGCTGGGCGTCATCATGCTCGTCTGGGTGACATGCATCGCCATCCAGCTGCCGATCAAATACCCGGCAGCTGTGGCCCTGTATGTGTGCCTCATGGAGGGGTTAAGCATCATGGAAAACCTCCAGGCGATGGGCGTCCCGATCCCGGATTTTATCACGAGAAAAGCAAAGGATATCGACGAGGAGATCAACCACGGAGACCCTACAAAGAAAAAGTGAGGAAGATATGGCTAACAGCAAATTAACATCCTGCACCATCTACTCTCCGAATCATTCCGGTCAGAGAACCTACAAGGTCACGCGGATCACGCCCCACTGTATGGTGGGGCAGATGACCGCGCAGGCATGCGGAGGCCTTTTCGCGAAGGCCTCCTACGAGGCCTCGTCCAACTACGGCATCGGAAAAGACGGAGAGATTGGATTATATGTCGACGAAAAGAACCGCTCCTGGTGCTCTTCATCGGCAGACAATGACAACCGCGCAATCACGATCGAGTGCGCCAGCGGCACGAAGCATCCGTACTCCATGAACATGGTGGTCTGGGATTCGCTCGTGAATCTGTGTGCGGACATCTGTGAGAGATACGGAAAGAAAAAGCTCCTCTGGCTTGGAGACAAGAGCAAGACCCTCTCCTACACGCCGGCAGAAGACGAGATGGTACTCACAGTCCACCGGTGGTTCGCCGCGAAGGCCTGCCCTGGCGACTGGCTTTATGAGCGCATGGGAAGGCTCGCGGAAGAGGTTACAAAGCGTCTGAAGGATCCGGCTGGAGCCGAGAGAGAAGAGGAGCATCCGAACACGGCGGCCGCAGCCATGATCAACAACGAGGAGGCGGACCGCGAGAAACAGATCTGGAGCTTCTTCGCCGGAAAGGGTCTGAATGCCAACGCCATCGCCGGCCTCATGGGCAACCTC